GCGCTCAAGTTATCCAAATAACCGGCTCGGGCTGCCGACAATCTTGTTCCAAGAGTGTCTATATCTGCCGGGATATTAGCCGCTGCGAGTTCTCCGAGTCTCGCCTCCGTACATACTGAGGCAAGAGCGACGGCTCCAGCTGACAAGTTATCCAGATACCCGGCCCTGGCAGCGGAAAGACGAGTTAGGACCGTCGCCATGTCAGCGTTTAAGGCTACGGCTCCAGCGCTGAGATTGTCAAGATACCCGGCTCGCAAGGCTGAGAGTCTAGTGAGTAATGTGTCGACGTCGGCTGGAATATTTGCAGCTGCGAGTTCATCGAGGTATCCGGCTCTTGCAGCCGTTAAGCGAGTGAGAACCGTGTCCAGGTCAGCCGGAAGGTTTGCAGCGCCGAGTTCGTCCAGATAACCGGCTCGAGCAGCTGTCAACCGTCCGACCAAGGCCTGCGTGTCCGTGTAGATGTCGGCTTCTTGTCCTCCTCCGACCTTGAAAAGTTTGAAGGGATAATGGATTGTGTATGCTCCGGCGACAGCCCAAACCGTCACATATTCCGTTGCAGTCCCAAACGTGAGGTTAGTGACTTTGTAGAGTCCGGTTGTTCCGATTTCTGCGACGGTGAGACTTGTCGTGGTTCCGTCGCTGATTTTGTAGAGTGTGCAGGTTGGAGAGAGCCCTGTTTTCAAGACCCCGGTGGCTGTCTCCGTGATTGCTATGAGATCGAGAAATCCTTCTGAAGCTTTAATTCCCATGACTTTCAACTCTGAGTTGGTTTCGATTTTTGACTGTTTCCTTAGAAAAGGGGGAAAATAGGGCAGATTGTTTGTTGACCGAGAGCGAGGCTTTTGTCAGAATCGGGTTTAACTGACGCCCGTAAGCTCACAGATCGCCAAGGGGTGGCGTATTCTCGGCGCTAGCGTCTCGAAGATTTTGAGGATCGTGTTCATGTCTTGGTCGATGAAGTTGTTTGTCTGGACATCCTCAGCGACTCCCACCTGGAAGTTGTCGGGCTTATTCTCCAGTACGAGAACCGTGGTCGTGGCTCCGGCGCTCGAGTAGAGACTGTCGCTGACGAGGACTTTGCCTCCGAGCATCTCCTGGATGCTTGCCAGGACCAGTCGATCGGTGTTTGTTGCTAGGGCTCGGAGTCTGGTTTTCAATCCAGCTCTGAGGACCATGTCATAAGGTCCGTAGTGACCGTCTTCTTCGAGTTTGGCGATTGCTCCTGAGACGTCGGTGTAAATATTAGCAATGGTTCCCCATGTTCCAGCAGTGGCGAGAGTGTTTCGTCCGGTTGCGGTTGAGAGGCCTTGTATTCCGAGGGCTCTGAAGCCGGTGTATTCGCCGCTGATGAGCATTTTGTCCTCGTCCTCTGCGATTTGTCGGGCTGCGTTGTCGATGTTGATTGCGTCCAGTGGCAGGCCTCCTCGACGGCTTGCGAGGATGTCTCTTCTGAATAGTTTTACGTTTTTCGTGATCATAGGGATCTGGATGTCTTTCGTTGCCAACTCGACCCTATCCATTCCGGCGTTCATGCCGTCCATGTCGATTGAAGCTGCACTCATATCGGTTTCGGTGAACTGTCTCCAGGTGCGATAACCGGCGTCGGGGAGTCTGACAGCTGAGAATATTTGGCGTCCGACAAGAGCTGGCGCTACTATTTTGATGATTTGAGTGTCTATATACTTGATTTCTTCGTCTGTGAGGGCCCCGGTGTCTACTCCAACTTTTGAGAGTCTAAAGTCTACCATTGTCAGGGCTCCTTATGCTGCGGCTCTAGCGTCTGGGGTGACTGTCCAGCGAACGAGGATCTCTCCGTCGGTGAGTGACTGCGTCCATGATTGCTGTGCTTGTCCGACTCTTGCTCCTTGGCTTCCCATAGCGCCGACTGCGTCTTTGGAGACTTTGCCGTTTGCTGCGCAAACAAGCCAATCTCCAGGAGCCACACTACCGGACCCCGTTGATGTTATCGTCAATTTGACGATAGCTGGGCCGTCGATTATGACTCTTGCTTGATCGCCGACAGCGTAGGCAGTTTCCTCGAGTTGGTCGGGTTTTTCCATGAGAACGCCGAGGGGATTCAGAGCCTTAGATCCAGCTTCTTTGACGTCACCGTCCGTGGTGTCGTGGATTACGACTCTTCCGGCGATCATTTGTGCAGCGGTAGCGTTGGCGCCGATTTCATATTCTAGGATCATGGGGTCTCCTTTTGCCAGGATGCTATTTGCGGGGGCTGTTAAGTATTGAGGCATAGCTTATTTCTCCTTGAATCGTACGGAGCGGAGATCGCCCACTGTCCAGAATTTGTCTCCTTTTTGATCGTCTTCGTCGGTTGCGAGTGTGATTGATTTTGAGGTCGGAATTACACGTTTCAAGGCGTCGAGTTTGAGTTGGAGATCTCCGATCGAGAGTCCTCTCAGATCTTCCGACTTGTAACGTCCGAGCCTCATTATGTCTGCTTTCAGCTTGCCGGTCATGTCTGCGGTCACGACGTCGTTAAGTTCCTTGTTGTCTTCGGTGAGTGTTTGGAATTTTGCTTTCGTCTCTGTGAGTTCTGCTCTCAGTCTTTCGACCTCTTCAGCTAGAGCATCGACGCTCATCGCTGCGAGATCCTTAGACTTTCCTTCTTCTTTTTCGGGCATAGAGATTCTTTCCTATTTGTCCTTAAAGGACCATGAAACGAGCCCAAGTATTCAAGGGCGAAATGTTGCAAGTGAGGCTCCTGGAGCGACGGCAGGCAGGAGATCCTTACACGTCTATTTTGCAGTTGAAACGGGAGAGACGCCCCCTTTCAAAAGGGGAATAGGAGAAAGGAAGCTGCGACGAGGGCGTCTCACTTGTTTCGATACTTGCGGATCTCGAGGAGTTTCCGAGTCTCAGCGTGGACCTCGTCAGGATCTAGTGGCTTTAGAGGGGTGGCCGGTGGCGGCTTTTGTCCTGGAGGTTCGCCGGGCGGCGTTTCTGGAGGAGATCCTCCCGGTGGGGGAGTCCCAGCTGGTGGTTTTTCTCCTGGTGGCTTGTTCTCAGCTGAGTCTACGAGGACGTTTGCGTCCTGGTGACTGTTGAACCAGGTTTTTGCCTTGTCCATTGTCCAGCCTTCTTTCAAGGGGAAGAGGTAGCTCTGGATATACCACTCGTCAGACCCTTTTTTCTTGCAGTAGATCGCTTTCATGCCCTGAGGGAGTTTTCCGTTGAAATCAGTTGTCCGACAAGTCTCGGCCATTTCGACGGAGCCGTGTCCAGACCGGATATATTCTTCTGTTTGCTCCCAGGGATCAGCTCCAAACTTTGCGAGGACTTCGTCGAGTCCGAGCCCTAGATTTGGAAAAGGATCTCTGCCTTGAGGGACTCCGACTGCAATGTGATCGACGAGGATATTTCGTTGCACGTAGTCGTATTTTTCGCCGTTGAAGACTCCAGGGGTCCAGTCCTCCTCATGCAGAAAGCCGATTGAAACGTCTCTCTTGGCTCCACTTTTGACATCTGTTACAAACTGGGCGTCTGCCTTTTTCTTGTTAAGGACGACTTCGCCTTTTGCCTTCCGCTCTACGGCGTCCCATTGCAGATTTCGAGCTCGGCCTATCACCGTTTTCGGTTTTGTCAGGATCATGGTTTTCGGATGCTCGCCAGGAATTAAGAAGGCCCCCTCGAACGTGAAGAGGCTATCCTGGAGCTCTGAAGCTGGACGATAGGCCTTGCCGTTTGGGTATGGTAGAACTGTCTCTCTTGCGAAGACTGCCGGGATAACGATTTCGTTCTCGTCCTCTTTGAGGATCTTTGTTCCGTCGATTTCGACGGTTATGGTTCCGAATTTCATTTTCACTTACCTCCCATGACTAGGATTAGGGAAAGAGAGGAGTGTCGCTCGTCATCAATCCCAACTCAATGGTCGAGATCTCTAATACGTTTCTCCGTTCCCCATGGTTTTTGTAGTTTCCAACGTTTCAAAAACGATTATGACTCCGGGAAGATGAGATCCCAGTGGCAGCGACAGTGAGGGTGATGCGGGATCAGAGGGATGAACTGCCCGAATTTGTATCTCCGACCTGATTGACTGTCACAAAAATTACAAGAGCGATCGTCGATCTCTGTGACCCACTCGAGCTCTTTGGCTCCGGCATTGCTACCGAGGATTTGAATTGCGTTGTTGACCGTGTGCCAGGTGATAGACTCGGCGAGATCCTGGAGTCTCATCTCGATCCCTTTTGGAGAGGACCAGAAATCTTCACTCATAGATTGGCGTCACTCAGGATTTTATCGAAGTTGTCGAGATACTTCTTTTTCATGGTGATAAAATTGCGCTCTTGTTCTGGACTCAGGGTCGAGAGAGGCTTGCCGATCTTCGCTTCGATCTGCAGTTGGACGAGTTTTTTCATTCTGTTTATATGCTCTTCAATGAGAAGGCCGGCGCTCAGTAGTGCGTCGTCTCTGGAGATTTTGCCTTGCCGGACGTTCTGCAAGAGCGACTCGAGGTTTTTAAACAGGGTTTTCTCGCTGTTTGCGAGGTCCTGATCGTGAATTATCATAGTGTCAAAACCTGGAGGCAATCCCGAGGGGCTGGCCTTGGGGGTCGTTGCTTTTGCGAGTCCTAGGCAGACGTCGCCTCCTGGAATCTCGGGGAGTCCCTCTTCTTTTCTGATTTCGTTGACTGTCAGCCAGTTCGAGCGGATCTCCTGGACCTGAGCCCTCTTGACCTCTACCGTGGCTTTTTCATCGTCCGTTAACTCGAACGAGGGCTCCCAAATGATCTTATACTGAGGCAGATCTTCGGGGTCCGAGCCGAAGCAAGCTACGAGGATCTTGTTAATCAGCTGTCTCAGGTTGGGTTCGTATTTGCTCTGCTGATCGCTGATGAACTTGAAATATTCTCTTTCGTTGACTTCAGATCCGGTGAGGGCTCCCGCTTGGGCTCCTCTTAGCATGGGCTCCGGGATAAATGAACCCGTCGAGAGCGACTCAGTCATGATCGACGAGTAATGACGAGGATCTAACGCCGCTCCCGAGGTCCCTTTGAACTCGAGGTGTTGCTTTTCGTTGTGGACAAAATATTTCATGGCGTTCATATTCTCGAATTGTCCAGAGTCGATGAAAGCATTAATTTTTGCGAGTGTTGCTCCGTCGAGGGTGACGTCGGGGAACCCTGGTCCGTAACGGATCATTGTCAGAGCTGCACCCCAGCGGATATATCTGATTGCCATAAGATCGTCGTAGACTGGACTGAGTGCAGAGAGGCCTTTGTATCCGTGATCTATTAAGCGAGTGGCAGAATGGATAGCTCTGCTGAAGTGAATCTTTTTGCTAGTGCCCACCCCTTGGAGTGTGTATTTCTCGGGGAATCCTAGACGTTCGCTCTCGGGGTCTTGATCCTCATCGATTCCGGTGATATCCAACTCACTATAGACTTTGAGGTCTGTTATGTCGTTGGGCTCGCCGGCGGGATCCTCTAGGGTGGCGCCGGTGTCTGTATATCTGAGGACCAGGATGCTCCAGCCGAAGAGTCTCTCGAAAGTTGAAAGCTGGACTAGTCTGTCTTTTGCGTGTAGAGTCTCCAGCTTATCCATGACGTCAGCGGCCAGGGCATCGTTCTTTGGGTCAAACTCTATTTGGAACCAGTTGTCCCAGACGTCCAAGGCGACTCCGTAGACAATGCGAAAAGCAGCTGGTTCTCTCTTGACTCCGAAGAGGAGATCCTTTGCTTCAAGTTCGCCTCCGAAGAGTCCTTTGCCTCGAGGAGTGCGGATCGTGCTGTTTGTTTTAGATCCGCTGAGAAGAGTGTCTCCTCTCACCACTACGCCGGCTGGCTTCAGATTTCGGAGTCTTCTGGTTTTTGTTGACATTCGATTCCTCATGACCCTATCAAGATAGAGCCCTTGTTCCGATTGCCACGATGATCGAGATCAATGTGATAATAGTGAAGATCAGGGTCGCTGAGATCTTGCGATTGATCGATTTCTGGGCGTCCTTGAGGTCCGTGATCTCCTTATCGACTGCCCCATGTTTTGCGCTGCACATTGCTCTCTGAGACTCCTTTTCCGTAGCATAGATGTCTTTTCTGACGTACCCGTCAGGATTCTTTTCTTCAGTCATTTTGACGCCTCAACCAAACCTGAACGCTGTCGTCAAGGCCTCGGGCTGCAACCGAGTGGCATACCGTAAGGCGTCGACGGCATGATCGTTCACTTTTTGCTTTTCGTTATACTCCATAAGCTCGGCCTGAAGGTTGACGGCTTTGCTCGAGATGTAGATCCTCGGACGCCCGTCTCCAGCCTTCAGGAAACGGCCTCCAAGAGCCCTGATCCCGTCCTCTCGTTTGAACTCATACTTTTTAGAGTCCAACCCTGAGAGACGGATCTTATCGATTGTCTCCGGGTTCGACGGATCACAGAAGATCTCTCCGGCGCCGTAGATTGCCTCAAAGCTTTTGAGGGCTTCAATGAGGTCCTCAGTATGACATTGGCGTCTGTAAAATTCGTCTAGGACAAACTCTCGATCGTCGTTGTCGTAGCCGACGACGATGATTGCGGAGGGGTTTGTCCAGCCGAAATCTATGCCATAAGTGATTGATGAAAGGAGGGTCTTGTCAGCGTCGCACACATGGACTGAGGCGTCGAACGGAAACGAGCCCGATCCGGCGTTTGCAAAACGTCCATATATGAAACGCTCGGCAAGTCCTCCCTGGTGACTCTTGAGCATGTCTTCTTTATAGTCTTTCGGGAGGAAAGGATTGTCCAGAGTCGAGAACCTGTAGACTTTGCTTTTGGGATCTCGAGTGAGGGGATCCTCGAAGAACTCGTAGAGGGGGTCCTTGCGTCCGTCTCGAGTGTAGATTGTTGGAGGCGTCGTTGTGATCCAGAGGCCTCGAGGATAGTTCTTCGATGAGTCAGAGCCTCTCAGTCGGCGTTTGATAACGCTCAGAGATGTCTCAATATGACGGACTAATCGAGCCTCATCGATCCAAGCATAATCGACGTTTGGCCCTTCACTATACTCGGGCTCTTCTAGGCTGCCGAAATACCAGACGGAACTATTTCTCCAGGTGACTTTAAACTCGCTCTGATTGTAGGACTCGATCAGAGGATTTGTCTGAAAGGGTTTGCTCAGCAGCCAGGACTTCTCGAGTGTCGGAATCAGGACTCTTTTGACCATCATGTAAGAGGGCTCGTAAAGATAGCCCACTGATCCCGGATTGTCAAGAGCCCAGATAATAGCGTCTCGAGCCCCAGCGATTGTTTTCCCGGCTCCGGTGCCGGCGAAGATTGCACGATAAAAGACCTTGGTTATGTCTCGGTGAAAGGGGATCTGAGAGGCGTGGCCGACGTATCTAAGCTTCACTTCTATCGGCTGCTGGAGACTCAGTTTTTTCCTCTCCGTCAGGACGCCAAACTTTGACCGTGATCTGGGGCTCTCCGGTGTGCTTGATTTGTAGAGGAGCGCTCGGGATCATGCCTAGAGACTGGAGGAGATCTGCGAGTCTGGTGGTTGCGTCCATGATGAGTCGGAGAGCTCCGACTTTGGCTGCGCTGTTGTCGGCTTGGGTGTATTCATACCAGGCGTTTGGAATGACTTGTTTTATGTTGTTGACGAGACTGTATGCGAGATTGCTATCTTTGAGTTGGATGATCTGAGGGGCCCAGGTCTGGAGTCTTTCACTGTCCTTATAGATTGCTTGTCTGCTGACCTTGTACTCTTGGCTGAGGTCCTCGACGATTGTGATTAAAGAGATCCCTTTGCTGAGTTGGTTGAGGAGTTTGGTTCTCCGCTCCAGGAGCTCAAGTCTCCCCATTTTTAGACAGCTCTGTCTATCTTATGGGCTTTTTCTCCGGTGTAGGACTCCCAGCGATTGAGGACCACTTGACAAAAGAAGGGCTCGATCTCCATTGCGTAGCAGCTGCGATTATTCCGTTCACAGGCCATTAAGGTTGTCCCAGATCCGACGAAGGGATCGAGGATAAGGCCTCCTGGAGGAGATCCGTCTATCAGTTCAGGTTCGATAAGTTCGACGGGTTTTGTCGTTGGATGATCCGGCGACGTGATCGGGCGTCTGATATAGAATACAGATCCGTGCTTGTCTTTTTGACTGTAAAATTTATGTTTGCCCTTCCAGCCGTAGAAGCAAAACTCGTGTTGCGGATAGTAATCCATGTCGGACATGATGAAGCTTTGTTTAGCCCAGACGAGGATTTCTGCACAGTAGATGTCGAGTCTTTTGGCGGCTTGCAGCAGAGCGAGGAGCTGTCGCCCGTTGATCCAGATATAGATCGTGTTGAGGTCGGCCAGTGGGATCTTACTCAGCCAGTTCTCCGTCCATTCCTGATATTTTTCTGGATCGATGTCCGTGTATGTTGAGGCGCCAGCTGACTGTTTGCGGCTTCTGAGATTATCCCAGTTTTTCTTATAGACTCCGAACGAAGGATCTGTGACGATGCTATCGATTTTTGCAGGGCCTAAAAGAGTTTGCAGATCTGAGAGGTTAGTCGAGTCCCCACATAGGAGGCGATGAGGTCCAAGCTGATAAAGATCTCCTCTTTTAATGTCAGTGGTTGCCGGGATCTTTGGGATTATGTTGATGTTTTCCTTTTGCAAGTTATGGATACGGAGAATCGAATTAAGCTCAGCTTGACGCATTCCAAGAAATTTGATGAGATCGTGCTCTCGGCCAAGCTCGATGATCCGTCGGAACTCGAGGGCGTCCTGATTGAGAACGTGCTCCCCTCTTATTTTGTTGAGGATCTGTCTGAGGAGTCTCCGGTCCACGTCCTCGACGGGGAGTCTTATGACCAGGACTGTTTTCATGCCGAGGGTTTTGGCTGCGTCCCACCTTTGCTCTCCGTCTGCAATGACGAGATCCTTGTTCGTCACGATCGGGACAATGAACCCATATCGTTTGATGCTCTCGATGAGAGATTGGGTCTGCTGCGCAGTCATGCGATTCGGGTTTTGTCCGTCTGACTTGAGATCTGCGATCGGGACCTCTTCAGGCTTAGGGATCTGGATCTCGAGGAGATCGGGACGAGGAGAAGGATCGCAAGGATGAAGGCTTTTGCCCTTAATCAATTGAGCGAACCGTCCCCTCGGCTGTCTACTAAGACTTCACCTTGAGCATATTTGTCGGCATGGGCTCTCCAGGGACCCTCGAACTCTCCGACGAGAAAAGCAAAAACCTGGTCGGTTGAGAGAATGTTGACCGTCTCGGCTTTGAGATGATCGATCCGAGCGTTTGCTAGGACGATCTGTTTCACTCGAATTTTTTGGGCTCGTCTCTCTTGCGCTTCTGGACTTCTCTTATGCACCATGGTCGAGGATCAATCCTAAAGCTCACTCTGTTTGGCGAGCGAGAAATTGCTGAAACTGTCAATTATCTTCTCTGGGGGCTCTCCTTTTATGCTTTTCGTGATAGAAGGTCTTTTATGCGCAAGGCTTGAGTATGGATTGAGGCTAGAACATGGAACCAAAGAGCAGCCCTCTATATCAAAAGAAGCGAGTACCCGTAAACTTCACGGTAGACTCGCAGCTCCTGGACGACTTTGACAAGATCGCAAATAAGAAATGGCGAAGTCGATCAGCAGCCCTAGAATCGTTGATGAAAGAGGTTGTACTTCAAGGGAGGCGAAATACATGACAATAGATGTCGCAGTCACCAAACACATAACAATAGAGACAGACAAAAAAGACCAGTATCAGGTCCTTTTTGAAGGCAGCGAAGGAGAGGTTCAGGTCAGGGTCACACTCAAGGCCCCCACATCGGATCTCTTTGTCCGTTATCCTCAAGGCTCTGTCCACATGATAGGAATCAGCAAGACCGGGCAAAAGAAGATCGTTGAAGAGCCCGCAAAGAAGGCCCCGTAATGATCCATGCAGTTGGCATCGTTAAGCAGCCACAGAAAACACTCGTTGAGAAGGGTCAAACATGATGAGAAGGAAAGACCCGGATCCCCTCAGACCAGCCCCAATCGTCGTCGACGGAAACAAACTTGACCATTATGGAGGATGCTTGATGCCCATGACCGAAAACCAGATCGTCAAGAACCTTCAAACGGTCAAGGCCCAGGTCCAGGAGCTCCTGGAGAGATATCCTGAGACTCGAAACGACGACTTTTACTTGAGCTATCTATGGCTCAAATACTATCAAAAATTGCCTTTGCCGTTCCTCCCGTTCAGAGACATCACCGGAGTCGGGGGGCGCCTCGAGTCTGTCAGAAGAACCAGGCAGATAATCCAGAACGAAGAGCATCGTTTTTTGCCAACAGATCCCCGGGTCCTGGAGAGTCGCCGAAACAAGGCAGAGATCTATCGCCGGAGGCTGTCAAGACGGTGAGCTGGATCTATCACGGAAAGGACCCCAAACGCTGCCATTACGAGCCCGATTGCTTCGTCTGTTTCATTAGAGGAGCTCTTGCGATCTTCAAATTTGCCCGAGAGGCCCGAAAAGACCGGCGGCTTCCCAGACATAGTAAAGACTGCATGTGCTGGCAATGCCGGCATCCCGGAGAGGTCTGGTGAATGAAGATCCTGACCAATAAGCAATTTGACCAGATCTACGGTGAGCTCCTAGGGATTCAAAAGATCGTTACTGAGACTCGCCCTGTCCTAACAAACGACATTATCGCAGCCACTCAAAACATCGTTAAGATCCTCCTGGACGCCGAAGAAATCAAGATCAGCATAGAGAGGTAGGTAGACGTCTACCTCACCGATCTACATACCCACATATATATATATAAAAATGGGGTGATCTGATTGGCTCGATATCCGCTCATCATGAAGGACTCGACGTATCTGGTCCTGGCTCAGGAGTGCCTCAAGAAGCAACCACCGAAGAGCATGGGCAAGTTTCTTAACGAGATCCTGGATCGAGAAGCTGAAAAGCTGAAGTTCGGAGAGTCTGGGGGGCTCCCGGCGAGTCCTGGGATCTGCGTCGTCTGTGGAGGAAAAGCTGTCCTTCAACAATTCGGATTTGGACAACAAAGTCTCCAAGTCTGCAACCGACATAAGATCAAGGAGCTCGGATTCAAGGAGCTCTGACTAGGGGGATGAAAATAAGCGACTAGCATATTTTATATACGACTACCTCCCCCTCTCCAGGGTGAGGCGTGTAAAAGTGAAAGAGGAAACGAGACAGAGATTATTGTCTAAGATTGTTGCCGGGCCTCAATCGGGGGCTGTTTCTTCGGCATATGATCCCCACACTTTGACGGAGCCTTGTCCTCAATGTGGGGCTCAGTTAGTCCAGGATCGACTCACTGGGATCTATCTTCGTTGTTTTCAATGCGGCTGGAAGGGGATGTAGAATGAAAGTGATTATAGAGCAAACTGCCGCAGTCGATTATCCGCAGCAATTTCTCGGAAACCCCCAATTCTACAAGGAACAAGAAACCAAGATCCGCAAGCGCCTAAGTTTGCGAGCAACTGACAAGGTCGAGATCAGAGAGACCTCTCGACATAGTTTGGAAAAGATATCCAGAGCGAACAAAAAGAGCTTCGTCGTGGTGAGAGAATGAAAGATCCCTGGGAGATCCCTGATCCGAAACTTTCGAGCACTCCAAGAGACAAGATTGCTGAGGCCACGGTTCAACTTCAAGCTATTCAATATGGACTCGATCAGACCGAGAAGCTCCTGGAACAACTCACAGCGGCACGAGTTTCTATGAGAGCCAATCTCGAGGAGATCTATAAGCTCTTGACAACGAGTGCCAGCTTCCAGCCTGCTCAGATGCCGAAAGAAGAACCGAAACAAGAACTACCCCAACATACCCCGGCAGCTGCTCAAGAAGAACTCCCGAGCTCGCCCGGAACGGAACCCCTCCCTGAGAACTTGGACACGGAAAAAATCATCTGGGAGGACGCAGAAGGCAAAAAAGGGCCTTATGAAAAAGCGGTCTTTTATACAGAAGGAGAACTCACTGGCGCCATGCAACTCAGTAACGAGCATTTCAAGGTCCTGGAGATAAGACTTGCAGGAAAAGGAATCAGTATTCTAGACGGTAAAATCTATTGGGTCTTTCAGGATCAGAAGGCCATCGGTAGAAAAACCTCTAAAGGAAGGCGACGAGCATGATCAAATTGACGGTCAGCCGGAAGTCCAAGCCTTCTTTTTGCATCTACTTCAAAACCTTTGAAGAGGTCAGAGCCTTCGCAGATTTCGAACAGGAGTTAATTGAGAATGTCAAAAAGAAAACACTTGAGGCGAAACAATGACAGTGAGCTATAAACAGATCGTGGATGCAGTCAACAAGGTCCTCAGCTCGTACAGTGCGGCTATGACTCTCAGGCAGATCTATTATCGACTAGTCTCAATAAACTTGATCCCAAACACAAAGACCTCGTACAAGACTCTGAGCAAACAACTCGTCAAGGCGAGAGAGAGAAAAGACGTCGATGAGGACCGCATTGAGGATCGCAGCCGGTCAGTCCTGGGCAATGGAGACTCTACCGGCTACGACTCGAAAGACGACTTTATCAAGTATCAGCTGCACCGGATCAAAACCTCGGCTTCATACTGGAATGCTCCTCTCTGGAAAAACCAGACGAACAAGCTCTTTGTTGTCGTGGAAAAGGATGCTTTGAGCCGACTATTCTCAGACGTCGCCGGCGACTACCGAGTCCAGGTCTACCCAGAAAAAGGCTACGGATCTTACACGTTTGTCAATGACATGGCAGCAGATCTCGACGAGGAAAAAGAAAACGTTGTGCTCTACTTTGGAGACTATGATCCGAGTGGACGAGACATCGAGAGAGACATGGAGGCCAGACTCGAGCGATACACGAAGGGCTCGGCGACCTTCAGGATCTCCAGGATTGCCTTGACGACTGAACAGATCCAAGAGTACAAGCTGCCGCCAAAACCCGAGGACGCTGAGACTCTCGCCAAGATTGCAAGAGATCCGAGATCCGCAAAGTATGGGACCGAGTTCGTTGTAGAGCTCGACGCTCTTGAGCCCGACGTCCTCAAAAACCTGATAGGTAAAGCGATCCTCAACGAGCTCGACCAGGACCAGTGGAACAAAGACGTCGAGGAGATCCAGACAACACAAGCTGAACTAAAGGACCTCTTCCGAGATGCTCGAATAATTCTGAGCGACGGAACCGAGATCCAGGACGACAGAGCCCCGGAGGACTCCTCTTGAAATTGCAAGAAGCGGAGGCCTTGGCCTTCAAGATCCTCCAGGTGATCGAGCCCTGCTGCGAACGAGTGGCAATCGCCGGATCTGTGAGACGTCGACGGCCGGAAGTTCATGACATCGACATCGTGGTCATCCCGAAGCCGTTCATGTGGGGTCGCATTCCGATCTTGATGAGAAGCGAGCTCGGTGCCATACAGGGCATCGCCGGTCCTGAACTTATTCGGATGTATGTTCCGTTCCTTACTTCCTGTCCGTATCAAGACAATTCAGAAAGACGGGTTCAAGTGGACTTTTACGCGGCGAGACCTGAGACGTGGGGAGTCCTTCTCTTGATTAGGACCGGGAGCACCGACCACAATATCCGACTCTGCACCCATGCGAAGGCTCTGGACATGATGTTAAGTGCGTCTCGAGGAGTGATCGAGAAAGGCGTCGTAATAGCCAGCAAAACGGAAGAGGAGATCTTTAAAGCCTTGATTCTGCCTTATGTGGCTCCAGGAGACCGAGAAGTAAAATGAGTGATTTCCCAGATCCTTATATAGTTCTGGAAATCTTCAGCAAAACTTTTCAACAATACATCAAAAACGCAAAACAGAGCCTTCAAAAACTCGTCACCATGAAACAAAGATGTATATTCCTGACGCCTCAGCAGATCGACCCCGATGTGAGAATGTTAATTCTGCATGAACGAGGCTCGATCTCACATCTTTTAGCTCGGGAAGCTAGACCCTTTTGTGTAAACAGAGCCACTCGTTCCATGGGGGCTGTTTTTTGAGTTTCCAAGACTCCTGGAGTGCGGAAAACGTCCGGGCGTGGGTCCGACTTCGCAAGTGGAGAAACCGAGCTTTGATCTGGAAATTGCGGAGGACTTTTCACGAGGCCTGAAGAGATAGAGGTCAACGGAGGATGTGCGGAACAATATGAGCATGGCTGCCAAGATTGCCCAGACTACAGCTGCCCTTATCGTGACACTGTTTGGACGGACCCCACTGACGAGTCTTATGCTCCAGAGTATTATGAAGAGCATGAAGGAGAGGAGTCATCGTGAAATTGCAGATCCATGCTAAGAAGGTCTCTCTCGAGTGGGCCGACGGGCTCTCTCTCCTCTGCACGATCGACGGATCTCCTGGAGGACTCTATCAAGTTTTCACTTTTCCAAAGGTGAATGGAGACTGCCGGAAGATCTGCGGCTATGCTCTTCGTCGTCCTCACTTGAGCTGTCGAGGCTGTCGGCTGAAGGCTGTTAATAATGGCAAAATCCCGAGGATCCTTCAGGTCGATCCCTACGTCATTCTGTTTGCAAAAAATAGAGGCGTCTTGAAAAAGAGGATCTCGAAACTGTTTGTCAGTCTAGCAGAAATCTTCTCAACGTAGGCCTATGCTTTGAGGTTTGTTGCAATTTCGCTGAGACTCTTGCGGATCAGGTCGATCACGAACGATGCGGCTCCAGCGATCGGGTAAGCATATATCTGGTAGGTAGTTCCAGCAGTTATCGCAACGATGAAGATCCCGATTCCTTTGATGTAGCCCTCATAGGTCAGCCAGGTCTCGAGGAGTTTGGCTCCCTCATACTGAATCTCACTGTTTGGATATTTTGCTTTGTTTCCAAAGTAGCCGTAGACGTTGCGGATCATGATGAAGAAAGGAGCAACCGCTGAGGTTAAGAAAACGTATCTGATCCCGTTGACGACGAAGATGATCCAGTCGGGCAGCCCGTTGGTGTTGATTGTCCCGACGGCGACGGAGATCCCTCCGAAGACTCCGGCCATAACAAGCAGGAGAACGATTGCAAGATAGACGTTTATTTTCACTCAATCACCTCCAGGCTCACGGGTCTTCTCTGACCGTGACTGTGAAATATCGGACGTTTTGATTTCCGATCTGGGGCATACTCACCGGGCAGCCGAGGATCCTCACTTGTGCGCTGTCGATCGTCAGCTTGTCGCCTTCAGAGATCCAGAGAAGGACGCTCGAGTCGATCGTCATTTGAGCTAAGAAGGCCTTGGCTGCCGAGTTCGTCCAGGAGACGTCTTTTTCCAGACAAGCGATTTGATAGATCTTTTGGAGCCCTAGGGGCCGGCAGCTGCGTTTATAGTTAGAATTGACCCAGGAGTCCCACTCGTTGAGACGAAACTCCGGGAGGATCTGGACGTCCTGGAGACTGAGAGTTTTCCCGGCGAGAGTGGCTGTCATGGTTCGAGCTCCTGACCGACGTATGGCGAAAAGTCAAAGTCCTCTGGGATCCCGGTCTTCCCTTGTCGGACCTCGTTGACGATTGCGGTTAAGGCGAGTCTTGCGTCCAAGATTGTCAGGGGCCGCCCGAGTAAGATCCGCACCTCGAGCAATCGTCCGACCAGAACATTTTTTCTGATGTTGACACTTTGCATATGGCCGGAGCCGGCGGGATTGTCGAAAGTGAGTGTCAGGACGATCTCTCCGGTGTTGATTGAAACAGCAGAGATTTTGATTGTCAAAGAAGATCAACTCCCAGATAACTTATGCAGATAATACTCGTGCAGCTCACGATCCAGGAGCATGACTCGACATCGACGACTTCAAACGTGTAGCTATGGATAATGATCCCGGTCCCGGTTAGAATGCTATAAAAGTCTACTGCATCTCCGAAACTCTGAAACCTCGTTTTGCCGAGCTTGCTGCTTTTGCTTGTATCAGTGTTCAAAGGTTCCAGGATCGCATAGAACGTCGAGGCTTGACCAAAATTGAAAGCAACCGGGGAATAATCAACTTGAGGAGACAGCCAGGGACAGAGGAGGACTTGCCCATAGACCTGGGTATGGGAGTCGGTGCTGCAGTAAGATTTCACCTTGACGTTGAATGTTTGTCCTGGAGTGACGTTGCCGATTATGTAGATGCCTTTTGCTCCGAGCCCGTAAGTCGGGTTTGATGCGTCAGCGTCCTCATCGTCGTCCAGGTGATCGGTCCAATCGACTTCAACGTCGTTTATGAATAGGTGACAGTTGTTATGTGCTGCGACGTTGCTCTCTCCGATCAAAAGCATTTTTGTTCTTCTGGTCGTCCCGGTATGACTATCGACTGCGACAGCGTAGATCAGAGCGGAATAATGAGAGAGGTCTCCGATTGGCAGTTTTCGGGCTGCCGGGACCGTTACGTTAACGTTGAGAATTGTCGTCAGGACGCCGGCTGCATTAGCAACCGATCCGCTGTCACTGATCGAGCCGAGCTTATCATTGAAGTTTAAGAGCCCGACGTTGTGGCTGTTGATCCCGAATTTCTGAATATTGCCGAGGACCCAGACTGCAGTATCAAAGTCGAGGTGGTGAGCTCCGCTCGCAAGGTAAACATAGATATCAGGCGTGGGGAAATTCGTCGAAACTCCAGACAGAAGACTTTTGCCTCCGCTCGCCCAGATGGGTTTATCGTCGATGGTTATTCTCATTGATCCTTTTCCGGCTGAGGCTCCGACGACAGACCAAAAATTAGCTTTCACGCAAAGGATAAGGTCCTTTGTCGTTGTGAACGTAACCGTTTTCCTAGCCGACCAGTCATGAGTTGCAGCGTGCTCCTCATATTCGGTAGAGTCTTGGCTCAGGTTTAATTCGTCGGCATAGAGCCTTTCCTGTTCTGACATTGGCAAGTTTTCTTATCTCCTCTGAGATCCGTATCTAATCCTTTTGTGGGTTGCGAGAGCTCCAGAACTCGAGGTCTCCACTAGGATGCTCGCCAGGACTCTTTCAAGTTTGACGATCGTTTTCTCGACAATAACGTCGTCCATATTCCCGGCGACATAGATGAGCGGTCCCTGGATCGTGATCCCTCCGAGCCCTCGAGCGTAAGGTCCACTCAAAGGAAGAAGAGCCTCGGGACCCGCTTCACCGGCAAGCATGACCGTCGGCCGTGTGATTATTCCTCCCTCTTGACCATGGGGAAGAGCTCCTCCTGATTTCGGGACTACTGTCGTGACTCCTCCAATGTTTGAGACTGCGTTGGCAGCTGCGTTCGCACCTGTAACAATACTGCCGAGGAAATCTGCGATCGGCTTCAGGATGTTGTTATATGCCCATTGAAGAGCATCAAAAACAGGTTTGATGAACGTGTTATAAGCCCATTTGATCCCGTTAGAGAGTTGGTTCCAGGCTGCCAGGAGATTGTTGATGAGAAAAGCTGAGAGGGGGACGAGAACATTAGTCCAGAGCCACTCAAGCCCGGTTCGAATCGCTGCAAGTGCCGGTCCGAAAACATTGTTCCAGAGCCAGACTAGTCCGTCGAAAGCTGCTTTGAAGGCTCCTCCAAGATAGGCGCCAATCGTATTTATGAGATCTCGAAATTCTTGGCAGTTGTTATAGAGCCATATCAAGCCGATAACTAGAGCTGCGATCGCAGCAATGACCAAAATAATCGGGTTTGCAGCGAGAAAACTGAGAGCTCCTGAGACTCCGTGGGTGACAGCGGTCCAGGATGTCGAGATCGTCATGATGCTCGTTATCATGGTGATCAGACTCGGGATCACCGTGAGAGCTGACTGAACCATCGCCTCGTTTAGATTGCCTTGCATCATTTCGGCTCGTTGCTGTGCGAGAGTATGCCGTTCTTGAGCAAGTTTGAGATCCTGGAGGGCTGCCTCAGTCTCCGGGCTAATTTCTCCGAATTTCTCGACGGTCTTGTTATATCGTGTTTGAGCTCCCTCAGCTGCGTCGAGACTCGTCTTGACGGCAAGATTGGCCTTGTTGACCTGGATCTGCATGTCCTGGACTCGGTCAATGGCATTATAGAGAGCCATGCCGGACGTCATCACATTATTGAAAGCGAGGGCTACTTGCTTCCCGGACGCCTCAACTTTCTTATTTGAAGCATCGACTTTTGCGTTAGAAGTGGCAATTTTAGCCATGGAACCGTCGATCTTGTTCCCTATGTCGGTGATAGCAGCTGTCGCTTTGTCAACAGCAGAAACTAGGATCTCGATTTCAGGTTGGCTCAATTCAGCGTCTCCGATTGAAATTTGCAGTCCAGAAGTCGAACGACTTCACTAGAAAAGCGGTTTGGAGAGGCGTCAGTTTTCCGATGTATTCGAGCGTGTACCCGTAGACGTTGGCGATCAGGCCTATTACTTGTGCGTCCTGGTTTGCTTCGATCCACTCGCCAATTTGGCCGAGGCTGTTAAAAAATCCTCGTCAACGACCAGGAGCTCCAGCAGTCTCGTCGTTGTCGCTATGGGCATCTTATCAACGTCCCCAGACTTCAGATCTGGACTCGCCTTGCGCAGCAGCCGAAAGATCATCTCTCGAGTCTTAGCTTGTTTGTCTGGGAGCTTGTTGATTGCGAAAAGGTCCTCGTTTGTTAGAGGTGTATATCGGATTATTCCGAGTTTGGGGTCCTTGAGAATATGGATCTCTCCGGCGTCTTTTATGACCTGGACCGGATCGAAGATCTCGGCTTTCAGAGCCTGTCTCTTTTCAAATTTGGCTATTTCCTCTGTGAACTGTTCGACTTTTCTCTTTTCCTCTTCTGTTTGCAAACGTCGTCACCATTAAGAAAATGGGGAGCAATCGGTTAAAAGGTTTTGGTAGACTACTGGTTGCTTGGAGTGATGTTCATTGCAGTCCCGGAGATCCTTGAGAGGATTATTCCGTTCTGGGGGTGAGCATATCCCCATCTGAGGATTTTTGCGCTGTTGATGGTATAAAGCTGTTTTGTCGCTAAGACTCCTTCTGGATAGACCAAGATATCGACTTCGGTCCCGGCGAGGACCTGGTTCATGTGCGTCGAGTCAACATAGAGGAGATCTGCATCGAAGGCGAAGGATTTGTTTCCGCTTTTGAGGACGCTTGGCTTGTCTGAGCCCCAGACATACTCTTTGATTTCATCAGCTGTCATATCCAGATTGACGTTTTTGACTTGTCCGACTGCTACGGTGGCGATTTTAAGGACGCCATCTTTTCCGTTAAAGGGTCCTGAACCCATGTTTTTCTTTTTCTCCTTGATGTCCTTGAAGGACTATGATGTTATGACGGTCGGGAATGGTGTGCCAACCTCGAAATTCAAGGCAGGTCCGACGATCCTGAGAATCATTATTCCCCAGCCAGACCAGCACCAGCGACCGATCGGATTGGTGACGCCGGAGATCTCGACGAGTCCCCAAGGCCAGCAACGTCGAGCCTTGAGAGGGACCTGAATTATGTTTCCGTGGTCAAGATGTCCATGTTCTACATCGAAAAAGTCAACGTGACCGTTTGCCGTGTGACCTGGGATATCGACGGGCAGCCAAGATCGCCACCATGGACGACTTTTAAAGAGGCTCTTGAAATATGTCTCGTATCTCTCAGCCTGGTCTATCTCGATCTTAAACGGGATCGGAACAGAGGCCACGGTCAGATTTGAGATCTGGATCTTGACTATGAGTTTTTTCATGTTGTTCAACTTGCAAGAAACTCGATCAATGAAGCGAGAGGCTTCATGAGGAGATCCCGGAGATGAGCCAGCCGCCGACCGTCCCGGATCGTGATCGTGTAGACGTGGACCTGCTGTTTTGGATCAAGCTTGCCTCTCCAGACTCGACGAGTCCGACAGTTCAAGCAGCTCAAGTGAAAGCGTCCGAGATTGTGATTGCAGAGGACGACGCAAGGCATCGCCAGGAAACTTCTCTGTTTCACCGGGAGCCTTTTCGGGACTAGATAGATCTGATAGAGATCTCCTTTTTCGTCGGCTGCCAGGACGCTATGATTGTTGAGAACGAACATGACGGCGAAGGTTTGCTCTTTGAATCTGAGTCTTATGTTCGTTTGGAACCGCTGCATCTAGCGGAGATCTCCGAGGATCTGCACTCGATAAACGAGTTTGCCCGCTGCAATAATATTCTCAATGTGCCCCCAATCAGTCCCAGAAAAGCCCACGTCCGCAGCTATAGAGACGACATCGGCGTCTTGGGCGAGCCCTACAAGAGTGTTATTAGAGTCCAGGACCAGTCTTGCAGCGTCGATCTTGTCCTCAATGGCCTTCTCAGCGACGTCCTCGACTTTGCTCGACTCGACCATTACGACCTCGAAATCTTGAATCCATTCCTTTTTTCCGAACGCCTTGACTGCGAGAGGTCCTCCGATGAAGCGGACGAACCCGAAAGGCGTCTCGTCTCTAGTCAGGGGAGGACCGTAAAACCAATGATCCGCAGTGATAGCGACGGAGGCGTCGGCTGCGAGGAGATCAATGATCTTTTGGTGAATTTCTTTGAGTGTCATTATTTGGCTCCATAGAGTTTTTTGAAGATCCCGAGGGCAAGGAATAAGATCGGTTTGACAGCTGCCTCTCGAGCTGTCTTAATGAAAAAGGTCGGACTAGTCCCCGGGTGATTGACGTATTTTGCGAAGATTGTCTCGCCTCCAATCTCGAAACGGAGAACTCCGTTCGGGCTTCTCGGTTGGATTATGTGAGGAGCGGTTCCTCTTTCGACGAAAGTTGCATAGAAGGCCGTCGGCTTGACGGTGACTTGTTGACCGGTCAGGTGAGTGATCGTTGAAAACCATAAGTAACCCGAGCGTCTGGGCGTGGTCTTTTCGAGCTCATCGTAGACGATCTCTCCGGCGCCACTGAGAAACTCCTGGAGACTCTGGGGGCTCCGAGTGTAGATTGCTGAAAGCCAGTCTTTGAGACCTCTGCTGTTGACGGAGAACTTGATCCCGGTTGACACGGCCATTTATTCCCAAAGTTGATCGTCTGTTGTCTGATTGCTTTCAGCTACTTTGAAGGCAACCTCACTCAGTCGTTTGATTGCTTCTTGATACGTTTTCTCAAGGATCTGAATCGTCGGATCTCCAGTCTGAACGGCCAGGACGCCTCCGGCCGTATATGTTACGTTTGCGGGACCTCCACTTTTGAGATGAGCATAGGCGAGGAGCGCTGCCTTGCAGGTGATAGCGACAGCCTCCAGAGCCAAGCAGGCCGTCGACACGATCGTCGCTCCGGTCTCGTCCTCAACGATTGCGGTTGCGTCATCAATGAAGCTCTGGACCTGGGGATCCTTGAGGTCTTGGACTGCCTTGACATTGATGCGGGCTCTAACTCGATCCGGGCTCACGTTGACAGTCAATTAAGCAACCTCCTCTCGGAAGATAACGAAAAACTCGGGTTTCGTCGGGAACGTCTGTTTTTTGCCTCCGGCGAACGTGACCTCAAACTCTCCTTCGCAGACGGCTTTTCCGTCCAGGTCAATCGTGACGTCTGTATCGCCCGTGACCCAATCGTATTGAACGATGCCTCCTAGAGCGCTGTTTATTGTACAAGCTGAGTCGACGAGGATTGTCGCTCCCTTTTTCAAGTGAAAGCTGACAGAGGCTCCCGTAAGAGTTATGACCGTGCCGTCCGTGTCTTTCAAGGTTGCAACGATCGCCGGCAAGAGGTCACCTTTGACCATTTCAAACTCAACTTTCGTCAATGTTCAACTCTCCTTTTTCGCCCGTTAATGTGATTGAGCCTTTCGCTCCCGTGATAGTTGGCGAGGCATTGCCTCCCGTCAACGTGACCTCTTTCGTCCTGGAGGGGACAGCGACCGAGACAGATCCGCTCTGGACTCCTGGCAGCTGCTCTTTTCCGATAATATGAGTACAGAAAAAACTCATCTAGATCAGGATCCTCGGCGTGAATTTTGGAAAGGTTCGAGGCTGAAATCTTGGCTGCCGAGGCTGTTTGAGAGCGCTGAACTTTGTGAGGAGCGCGGTCATTGCTGGGACGCAAGAGCCCTTTTTAACAGTCGGTCCAGAAATCTCGTCAAGTCCGATATGCGCGCTATCAATGACAGCACAGTCGAAATATTGTGTTTTTGCTCCTCCGACGTTGAGACTCTCTTTTAGCGATAAAGCCGTAACGTCATAAGGATTAGTTGTACAGTCAGCCGTCAGGATAACAGTATCATTGACCCGTAACGTGCAACCTCCGGCAGTATCCTTTTTGAACCACATCTCGAGCGCATACCAGGTTGCGAGATCAAAAGCCTGACTAGCTGTGTAGGTATGAAAACCCTCAACAGAGTCCATTAGATAGAGCTGAAATTTATTAGCCCCATCATTGGTGACTCTGATGACCTCACGAGCGCCCGTGAAATCTGATATTATGTCCCAATTGTCATTAAGAGATGGAGACGAGTCAAGTCGATAGTAGGCTCGGAAAAAGATTTCTCCGGCAGCTGTGATGCTTTTTTGTACCCTCTGATAATCATTATTGCAGCGATAGCTATAACTGCCATGATGAACGGGCGTTGCAACGACAGTTCCTCCGTTCGTACTTGTCCAAGCGCTTGTATCGCCCGACTCGAAACCATCGCTAAAAATCGCCGTTAGATTGAGCCTCCCTCAGTGATCGGAATCTCCTGGATGGTCCACGTCGCTGAGTTTATGCTTCCGGCTGTTTTTGCGTCCTGCAACTTCTGGACGATTGCGTTTTTGACGGCGTCCTTTTTGACGGGGTCCGTCCCGATTTCAACTCGGATCGTCATAATATAACTGTTTGCCGTTTTCATTCACCTCCGCTTAATGATAGTGAAGTATGAGAAAGACCTGGAGATCGTTGAGTCTCAGGAAATCATAGTCTACGTTTGCGCTGTCGATCCTGAGATTATAGGTCGCATTGAAAGCATCGACCTCTCCGACGACGTCGTTGTCTCCGATCTGGACGTCTCCTCCCTCCCGGGTTGACGCTGCGACCGTCCATTGATTATCAATAAGATTGACTGCTATGACGTCGTCCGTGTCCCATGCTCCAGAAGACTTCTTGACTCTGATGTTTTGAGCTGTCTGGATGGCATTGGCCCCCGAAGCGCTTGTGTTCTCGATCATGCGGACCTTGATCCCTACGTAAACGTGATCCAAGGTCCCGGCAATGTTGGGGAGCACTATGTTGGGGAGATCCGTGTCGGTTGCAGCTGCCGGGAGATCCACGACGTCGTCGACGTCGCTCCAGAAGGTCTTAACGATTTCATGGTTTGTCAGTTTATCCAGGTATCCGGCTCTCGCTGCCGTCAGCCTCGAGATCAGAGTGTCGACGTCTGCGGGCAAGTTTGCAGCAGCCAACTCGCCGACTCTGGCCTCGGTGCAAACGCTCGCAAGAGCCACAGCACCGGCGCTCAAGTTATCCAAATAACCGGCTCGGGCTGCCGACAATCTTGTTCCAAGAGTGTCTATATCTGCCGGGATATTAGCCGCTGCGAGTTCTCCGAGTCTCGCCTCCGTACATACTGAGGCAAGAG